ACTGCATAGAGTGCTTCATTGTCTGATAACTGAACTGTAATTTTGTCGCCGTTATCCATTCGATATCCGGTTGAAGTCGATACTGTGCTTGCGCCAATGTATGTAATTCCGGATGATGAATGAAGGCTTACAACTTGGTCAGCTCTATTAGCTGCAAGAAGAAGTGTGGGTGTTGTTCCTACTGTTACTTGTGCTGTATATGGCATTACTTTGCTCCTAGCATTGCTATATCAAACCAGCTACCGTTTTGGTCGCCTTCTTTAGTAAATGAAATGTGGATGTGATGATCGTGGCGATTAATCCCATCGTAAGGACGCCAACTCCAAGATTTCTTAGCGGAAGCGATTTTGCCTGCATAGATAACATATGAGATTCGCTTATCACCTGCTTTGGCACATAGGCGTATTTGGTCGGCAAGATAAGCACCTGTGCTGGGGCGTGAGTCGAAGTCCTTATCCACATCAATAGCCCTGACGATTCCGTTAATCGGATCGGGATTGTGATCACTTGGACGACTGGCGTGAGCGGCATCGCCTATCCAACCATCTGATTTTCTATCGCGGTCTGGAAAAGAATCATCAATCTGCTCACGAAGTTGCTGCCCTGCTTTACTCAGGAGTGGTTTCATTTAGAACCCATTTCCCATCAGCATTTTGACTATAACCCCATCCGTAAGGGCATGGCTCATAGTTATCCATTGTTAGCAATAGATTCTTCATAAAGTGCTTTAGACATTGAAGTGAATTCGCCATTGCCTCGATCAATAATGGCAATAGTTTCTAATCCATCAAGGGTTTTCACATCTACAAATTGAACATTATCCATTTTACAACTCCGCACTTACGCCGAAATATCCAGCGCTGTTATTGTTATTGAGTAAGAAGTAACTTGCAAAGGAAGTAGATAATCCACTTGAAGTACACGACATATAAACTGAGTTAAATCCACATTGACTTGCAACAATAGCAAGGGCTGAAAGTGCATAAACATTGGAAGTGTTAAAGGCTGCGAGATTTGCAAAATCTATGCTTGTTGGTGTAACTCGCATACTCACAGGTAAGTTGTAAACAATCTGTGCCGTAGTTGCAGTATTGGACATTACTGTTCCATTGTGTGAACCATATGCTAAACCTGGAGTGTTGCGATAATAGTACCTTTGGCAAGCAGCCAATTCACCTTGAATAGTGCCTGTTGCAGTTTGGAAGGCTGTGGCTGTTGAGCCTGATTCTAATTGAATGCCCCATACATCAGCGGTAAAGTTTTGAATTCCAATTGATGATGCACGAGTAGCATTTGTTGCGCCAGATGAAGTCCAAAGATTCAATTCAAGATAACTTGTATTTGCCGTAGTTCCTATTGTTTTACCAGATATAGAAGGAACTGTCACGCTCACGCTGTATCTTGCCCAAGAAGTTGTAAGTGTTACTGCTCCCAATGGGGTGCTTACAGCAGTAGAAGGCGACCCACCTGATCCAAAGTTTTGGGATAATTCAACACCAATTTTAGGAGTTCCCGTGTTGGCTTTAGCCCAGAATGACACAACAGCTGTAGAATTTGCAAAAGTTCTTACATCTTCTACTCTTTGGCTAAAAATTGCATAATCTCCAGCAGCTGACTGAGTGGCTGTAACGCCACGCAAAAAGTTAATTGCTTCATAGCCTGTTACTGGTGCTGTGCCAGCTGTAAAGGTTTGTGGTGTAACAGTAAAAGTTCCACCAGAGTTTTGCTGAAGAAAGCGATCAAAGTTGTAAGAACCAGTTGTGGTATTAGATGTAAAATTTCTTTGATTAAATCTAAAATCTCCGTTTATTATTTTATTTTTGGCAGCATAGAAGTTATTAGTCTGACCAATAAGATTAATTGTTCCATTAGTATCGTTTATGTCCGATGCGGAGAACACATCTCCGTTCGCATAACTTACCTTTGTTGGTAATCCAACAGCCATTAGCACACCTCTTTCATAGGGTCAATTCTAGTACATAACATCGAGTAAAGGTTCTTGCGTAGCGAGTGTGGTTGTCCAAGTGTTAGGGGTGATATTGTGCGCAATTCCCTGCACTTGAAGTTTCTTCTGAATAGTTGATCCACCAGGTTGCACATTAGTGATATCTACTGTGTTGAAAAAGTCAAGGCTTAGAGCTGCTGTAACGCCTGCTGAATATGACGGGGTCATCAAATCTAAGGTAATTGTTTCAATGCGAATGGACGTTTCTGCTCGACTTTGAACGTAAGCGGTCGCAAGGCTTAGAGCTACGGCATCGGTCTGCATGAGCATATCTGTAGCCGTGATAGATCGTGTGAAATATTGGGCAATAGACGTTGCATCTGAGTAAGTTTGAGTTGTGCCACCAATGCGAGTAACGCTTGCTTTATTCACAATTGTTTTGTCATCAAGGGCAAAGGTGATCCCCGCATAGTTAATTCCTGAGCCGCTTTGGTTAAATACTGTTGGAGATGCGGCCTGTGCATCGTAAACAAATTGGCGACCTTTAAAGGTTGCTACACCATTGGCATTGATATAAAACGCTCCAACGCCTTCTGTAAATTCACAAGTCTGGATTGCTTCCAAAACTGTGCGTGTTGTGCCTGGGTCTACTTGGACGGTTGTAGACCCTGTACCAATGCTGGTAAATGCAGGCGGCCACGCAATCATGGTTAAGATGGATTGAACGCGCTGAGCAGTTGTCTGACCTGCTGTACCACCAGTTACGGTTGTGACGTTTGAGTTGTACATCAAGCGAAATGCGTCATAGCAGACAAATGTGCAAAATCCCGTTGTTTCAGGTGTTGGATATGTATAACGATACTCGGTGATGTACCCGCCAAATAATCCATAGGTAACGCTGCCATAGATAGCAGATGCCTGTATCTTTCTAAGTGGCTGTAATAGGCCGTAGTAAGGGCTGGAAGTGTTTTGTGGATTAAAGTAACCGTTGGGATCAACAATTTTTATTGTCGCTTGTCCAGATTCATAATTATCTTGAAGAAGGTTACGCCCTCGACGAGTTGCGATATTAAGAGTGCTGCTTGAAACATCAACGATTACAGGCACAGATGCAGCTAGTTCCGTTTCTCCAAGTTTGCCAGTACCCAAGATAAGTGGATTTCCAAAGGAAGCCCCGCCCGATAGGTTTATCTTGACCGATATCGTTGCTGGTAATGCCATTATCTAAACGCTGTCGTATAGGAGATTGGGATTCCGGAAGCTTGATTGTTGTAGAAAATGTTGGTCATGGCAGAAGCCAAGTCGCGTTCAGATGTAACTGATCCTGCGACATTGACTGTGATGTTTGTAGTCGCTGCTTCAGCTGCTCTAAATGTTCCAGCGCTAAATGGCATGGATAAAGCTGTTCCAGGAATTCCCCCTGTGACTCCGCCTGTTGTCAAAGGTGATGATCCGCCACCTGGTGTCGTTGGCGTGCTTGGGAATTGTGACAATAAAGCCAATTCAGTTGCTTTTGTCTTGGCAAGTAAATCACCAATAATGGTCAAGATTCCATCTCTTAACACGGATAAAGCATCTTTGGTTTCAGTCGTTTTCTTAATCAATCCTGCTAAAGCAGCATTCTGATCATAAATGGCAATTTTAGACAATACACGCAATTCAGTTTCTTTATCGGTTGCCCCATTAAGAGCTGCGAATAAGCCAATGCGTTCTACATCGTATTTCTTTTCTAATTCTTGAAGTGCCAATTGGTCACCTGTAAGAGTTAGTTTTCTTGCAGTATTGGCGTTGTCAATTACTGCTAACGAGTTTTTAGTCTTTTGAACCCTAATTGCTTCAACATTGGCTTTATCAATGGCTTTACGTTCTCCAGGAGATTGCATTGGAGTTCCAGCGAGTGCGGCTTTTCGATTAGCCCCAAGTTTTGTAATTGCACCTATACCGCTGACGGATGCGAAAGCACTTAAAAAATCGCCTAGAACTCCTGAACCTGGAATGGATTTTAATTTAGCAATAAGAACTGAAACACCAGTTATTGCGTTGCCTACTTGAGTTGCAAATCCCTCAATAGCGTTAGTCGCTTCCCCAATACCAGTATCACCTAAAAGCAATCTCATGGCATCTACTAAGTCTTTGCCAATAATTTCTTTGGCATTATTTGATGCAATTGCAAGTTTATTCAAAGAACCTTGATAGCCATCAGCTGCTGATTGAGCTTGTCCAGCAAATAACTCTGTAAGGCGAGTTTGGATGTCTAAGAATGAACTGCTCTTGAGTTCAACTTTTGAAAGGCCTACGCCTAAACGACCAAGTGACTGATTGTTTCCAAGATAAGCCTTCTGTAAACCTTGAGATACCGAAGTTAAATCTTTTCCTGTACCTGCACTGATATCCAATGCAAGGGATAGCAATTCTTGTGATTTTGTGATTGAGCCAGTAGCACGAAGCAATCGATCCATCGCTGGACGAAGTTCATCATCTAAAACACCAGTTTGCTTTTCAAGGTTTGAAATATACATATTGACGGCAGATGAAGCACCAAAGTAATCAAGATTAAGATTTTTAAGGGTCATGCCTAATGATCGAGCAGCGTTTTCATCTGATGCAAAAGCCTTGACTGCTGCCTTGCTGTAATTGACTAGGGCAGTTGCCCCAAAGGCAACACCAAAAGTTGCAGCAAAGTTTCGTACAGTTTTAGTTAATTTATTAAGTGCAGTTTCGGCTTGCTTAAAACCTTTGGCATCAAACTTTGAGCCTAAAAAAATCTCTGGTATTGCCATTAGGCTGCCTTCCTAAATGTTGTTGTTTTGCTTCTAGCCATGAAAGTTGATGTTGCTTTGTCAATAGCTTTCATTGCAGCGCCTTCAGCTACGCCTTTTGATTCAGCCCATGCGCGATAAATTAAACGACCACGACCTTTAAGGCTTGAAACAAGTGGTGGCAAATTATCAATGAACTGTTCGCCAGCTTTAGGGTTATATGAATGCGAATACTTGTGACCTGCTGGCCCCTTAGGGCCAACCCAAGGTTGTCCTTGTGGATTTTTTACACCGGCTTGCTCATAGATAGCACCAGCTCTACTTTTGTTGTAAATCTTAGCCATGCTAGTAAAGCCATTTTTATTTCTTTTGGTGACACCAGTTGAGAAACCAATACCCTTGCTAATTACAAAAGCGTTGTATTTAGGAAACATTCCTGTAGATGATGATTTTTCATTCCAGTTGGTCATGGAATTGCTTTCAACGTAGCCACGTGCTTTACGGACAACAGGAGATAAGGCTCTACGCAATTCAGCCTTTAATTCTTTGTCTAAATCAGGAGCGAACTGGCGCAATGCTTTGCGTAGATCAGAGTTACCTCTTAGTTCTACGGCTGGCATTTGCTATCTCCTTTGCATCATCTTGTAGAACCTTTATCAAGTTCCTTAGCATTACTTCATCTAGTTCTAAAATGTGGTGTGGCGCGATCCCGAGTCTGACACTTAATTTAGCAATCAGATAGGTGATCGAGTCGCGCCCTAAGCCAAAGGGTCATCATCTAATACTTCAACGCTAGTCAAAGTTTCGATGAATCCTTCCCCAAACGGCTTAACAGTTTCACCCGAACGGCGGATACATTCCCAGGCTAGCCAGAAGATATCGCTCTGCTTCTGATCTTCGATAAACGCTTTATGAAAGCCCTTCTTAGCGTGAATCTCGAAGCCATATTGCACCAATGGAGTAATTGGGTATTCGCCAACTGATCCATCTGCCCTTGTTACTTTTAACTTTGCCATGATTTGCCCCTTTGTTTAGTTGTTTAGAAAGAACCTGTTGTGGCTACTGCAATTGTTGAGTTAGCAGTAAAGGTAATTGACTGTGTGCCAATATCGCCAACAGCACCATTGATGTCTGTTGTGTTATTGACTAGCAATGAAACTGTGTAAAGTGGGTTTGTAGCAGAAACTGCTGTTCCCTTTGTC